CCATAGTTATTTACCAAGGTTTCTTCAAATAACGCATCCGCATCTTCCTTAGTCATACTAGTATCCGCAGATATTTCTACCTCTACAATACGTAACTGCTCAGCTTCAGGAGTAGCCTTTAGCGCTGATATTTTATCGTGCATACTAGAGTTACCTGAGAAGAACGATGATAAAGCCCATCTTGTATTGTTATCACGCATCTCATTTGAGCTTGCTTTCATACGGTTGTTAGACCTGCCCTGAGAAATACCATAGGCAATAGCACTAGCGGCTTCTTTAGTCATGTCGGTAACTTCGTCTACGCATATAGGAATGTTGTTATACACACCCATTTGATGAAACTGAGACTTAATAGTATCTCCTTTAATTAGCATCAAATCATCAGGATGCCCGTATATGCTATTTATAACTCTTTGTATAGTTGTCTTTCCAGTACCCGATTCGTTTTCTGTAATTGAATAAACCAAACCTTTCTGTCCTGTAAACTTCATAAAGGGCGTGCCTAATCCGGCAAAGAATAAAAAGGCTCTTGCCTCCTGCCCTGTTTTACCGTAGTTATTTACCACTCGTTTCCACTCAGGTAGTGTACCTTTGGGTTTCATCCAAGGCGCAAACATCATAGTCTTGCTAGACGGTGGAGAGTAATAAATCCCCTCAGCAGATATTTCCCTGTCCCCTACAATAAATTTAGTATCGTCATCGCACCATCCGAATTGGATGCGCATTAGTTCAGCTTTATCTCTGTCTTGTAGTTCTTTTGTGTATGCCGTTATGTAATCCATTATTGCTCCCATTTCTTTCAAACTGCCTATAACTCCTTTTTTACTTACTACTTCTTTAAATTTCTCTAGTGACATAAGGCTAGTGGCTGGACAAGCAAACTCACGCACCCCATCTTTAGGTAAATGCAATCGTAACCATACCATGCTGCCCATATCTGAGTCTTCCATACGCTTTACAACATAGAAGTCATGCCTAAAAATAAGTTTGTCTTTTTCTACTTCTTCGCCTTCTTCGTTGGTATAGCCTCGTTTATACACGCCCCCATTCTTACCTCTAAAGTATCCGTAAGGAAGCTCAGGTATTTTATAAGTTACCTCTTTACCTGTTTCTGCATTAGGCAGTACTACAGTAGCCCCTTCCTTTGGTGCTTCGGCTACTCTCTTGTGTATTTGAATAGGCGATGTAATCGTGTTAAACAGCTTACACTTACCACAAATTCCGGGGTTTATACTGTCTATAGTTTTGCATGTATAGGGGCCTTTTGTATCGTTAGCTTTCTTTTCGGTATCTTGTGGTGTATATCCAGTATGCTTTTCAGACATCTTATGGATAGCCGTGCTTCTATCTTCACAACATTGTGCTACTGATAAACCAGCACGCCATAATGGTTCTTCTATAGTTGCTTGGTTTTTATAGATAAAGTGAAGTTGCTCACACTTTCTAGACTTCATTATTTCTGAGAAATTAGAAACGTAGTTGCCTAATAAGTTACGAGTAGTTTCGTCCATAGGACGGTTAGGGGCATTTGTTAAATCTAACCCTAAGTTATCAAGACCTACAGTTAGTAATTCATTAAGCAATTTATACCTTATAGGCAACGCTTCTTTTAGCCACACAACTTTTTTAGGAGGGTCAGATTTAAAATTAAAGGTATCGGGAACTCTAAGAACCATACCCAAATCAGTAACTTTAGATGGGTCTACCTTAAGCCCTAAACGTATTACCTGTTGCTTTAATAGATTAGCCGTAGCTTTCCATTGGTCTTTCATAATGGATTCTTCTAACACCCAAGAAACATGTATACCATTTCCTGAACTAACTATATTGGGTCTAGGCAAATTAAGTTCGCTACAAAACCTTCTTAAATCTTCACTAGCCTCAGCTTGTGTTAAATACCCTTTATTTGCCTCTACATATTTTTCTCCGCAGTCTATATCTAGAAAAAACGCTTTATTCCAACCCGCATTTATCGCTTGCCTATTTTCGTTAGTGATAAACTTTGAGACCCCAAAATAGACATCTCGTTCCATGTCTAATATTTTTTGGATTATCTTTTCAGCACCTTCAATCGTATCTGCAAACTCTGTTAGCGGCTCGGTTTTCTTTTTATAACTCCCTATGCAATACCACCCTGTACCTTCTTCGGGTAATACTGTAGAGAGAAAAGTCCCCCATGAGGTCATATACATCCTCTATAAACGCCGACAATAATCCCTACAAGCTAGTGGCACCTAGCTTATAAGCTGGCTTTTAAGCCTTCTTTAACCACTCAATAATTTTTACGGCTTCATCTCTATGCTTGATACTAATATCATTTATTCCTGTAAACCAATTATATACAGTGGTTCTAGAGACTTTAAAATTATTAGCTATATCCATTACTGGCATACCTTGTTTTATGCACCAACTTCCTAATTGAACGCCTAGCATCCTTCTATTTGCTTTTTTGTTCATTTCGGCTAATTTTTGTGAGTATCCAATCATAGTTTTGTATGGGGGGCAAGCCCCCCGCCTTTCTTAAGCCCAGTCGTCTAATACCGCATTAATATCTTTAGGCTCTTCTTCTACTTTTTTAGAGGCTCTTTTTACTGGTTCAGCTTCAGCTTCAGGTTCTGCTTTAGGTACTGGCTTAGGAACAGGTGCGGCAAGTTTTGCCCCATCTAATTCTGCTGGATTAGACCCAATAGCTATCTTAGCTTCAGGAGATTTTCCTTTGGCTTGCGAATTAGCGAACTCATCTGCTTCCAAGTAACTTACAGCTTTGAATGTTAGCTTAGGTGTTGCACTAGCAGTATCAAAGCGCATTTCAGTAACCACGCTAGTAACTGATACATTGTTAGCACCTAACAAACGCACATAGGCTTCTAAAGGCATCTTACCATTCTCGCCCTTACCAAAGATAGACTGCGCTGGTAGAGTTAGTTGGAATATATCACCCTGTTGGTCATTCTCTAATACAACTGCTAAACGGCGACTATACCTACAAGCACGCCCCTTACCGTTTTGATTAGAGCCATCAATGTTTTGAGGGCAATTAGCGCAAGTCTTAGACTGCACATTTAACGACTTAGCGTTAGGGGTAATACCATCATCGGAAAAGCATGTAGGTGCTTTAACAACTTGGTCTTCCGAAAAGCTTGCATCGTAATATGTACGAGCATTGTGAGGAGCGGCGGCTACGATTATTACAGGCATAGCACGGTCTTCATTCTGCGCTACTTCTTTTCCAGCTACCATCATACGGAATACGCTACCTTTAATAGATATACGTTTTACGCTTGTGGTATTAGCGGCGCTACCCATAAGGGCTTTGGTTGTCTCATCTAACCCACCACGTAAGTGAGCAGGTAAGGCTGTGTTTAAAAGGGATAATTCGTTACTCATAATGTTACTTCTCCTTGTGGTTTAACTTCGGTGTTTGTTAAAGCTGATATATCTTCCTGCTTAAAACGCAATTTAGCGCCAACTTTGAAGTGCGGTATTTTGCCTTCTTTGCATAGCACATAAATTGTTTGACGAGATACACGGAGCATCTTCGCTACTTCTACTACGGTTAAAGGGGTTGATGTGTCATTCATTTATTTTCTCCTTACGGTTACGGTGTATCTATTATTAACATTCATACCAATAGGCATTAGTGTTGGGTTTTCTTCTAAAAACTGTTTCATGTTTAATGAACTTATACGGCGTTCTAAAACTTGTGGAATATTGTTTTCTACTACAAACTTATACATATTTTCCCAGTCAGCCGTTTCGTATCTTGTTTTAACTGTTCTAAATACAGTACCGTATTGAGTCTTAATGCTATCAGCACCAATATCTTTACACATCCTCATTAGTTCAGATTCCACCATGTCCATCTGTGTGGCTATTTTTCCATCTGCTTTTTCATACTCCTTTGCTAACTCAGACCTTTTATCACGCATAGCCACATACGCTTTAACTAGTCGGTCAACTTGTGGTTGTTCATTCATTTTACTTTTCCTTTTTTACCTGCTTTTTATTAATATACCATACTTCTTAACAATGTCAACTAATTAAATCATCATACAATGCCATTATGTTATGTTGTACGTCCTGCTTACTTGCTAGTGCTTCATACAGCTTTTTTTCTACCTTAGAACCTGTTAATCTTATAACCGTACATGGGTTCTTCTGCCCACTTCTATGCACCCTAGCATTAGCCTGTGCGTATGTTTCATATGATGTAATTGGACCCCACCATACAATAGTGTTTGCGGCATGTAAGGTGACACCGTGTGAGGCTGCTTGGGGTTGTATGATAAGCACTCTAGGGTTAGCCGTTTCTTGAAACCTTTTAAATATTTCCGTGCGCCTGTTTACTGGAACCCCACCATGTATGAGGTCTACTGTGTAGCCGTCCTTAACAAGCTCGTCATTAATAATCTCTATAGCGTGCCTAAATGGTACAAATACTAACACTTTATGGCTTGACTCATCTATAGCTTCTTTAAGAACTTGTAGCCTATTACTAGCATCGAACTCAATTACTTCTCCTGTATCAGAATATACTGCACCACTAGAAAGTTGTAGTAATTTGTTTAAGTTTACAGCCGCATTTATTGTAGTAACTTCTTCTCCAGCCGTTCTAATTAACATCTCTTTACGCAACTTCTCATAAAACTTTTCTTGTTGTGGCGTGAGCGGTACATGTCTTGTTTGATACGTAATTTCAGGAAGGTCTAGACATTGTTCTTTAGTAAATCGTATAGCTGGTTGTAGTACGTTATGCACTACTGTTTCGGCATCTTTTTTTGGTATCCATTTAAAAGTAGTTATCTTCTGCATAACCATATCTCTAAAGTGAGAGAAGAACTTAGGCGTTTGTTGGGGGTTAACTAGCTTAGCTATACCATACGC